GGTTAGCTACGGAGACTTTGTACTTGTTGTAGCTGGAAACATGCATGCAGGACAGTCTTGGATTCAATATAACTTTGGCTCTCTTGCTGGTGGTTATATCAAGATTGATACAGACTCAATCTTGTGGACCCAAACAACTGGTACTGGTACACAGGGAGCAACTGGTGCTACTGGTGCTGGTGGTGTTCTTACTAATTCTGGCGCCTTTTATTCAACAGTTACACAAACTGCTGGAACATCAAGTTCTGGAACAGCAATTGCATTTGATTCTACCGCTATCTCACATGGAGTAACACTTACCAGCAATGGGTCAAATTTAACTAAAGTTAATCTACCAGTATCTGGTACATACAATATCTCTACAAACTTGCAAATCCAATCAACTGGCGGAAATCATACTGCTACATTTTGGCTTCGTAAGAACGGAACAACAGCGGTAACTGCTTCAGCAAGCGACATTATCGTTGGGTCTAATAACCCATTCTTAAGTACTTGGACATGGCAGGTTGATGCAACCGCAAATGATTACTACGAAGTTATGTGGTACGCAGACTCTACTAACGTACAACTTGTATACGCTGCCGCTTCAGGGTCGTATCCAGCGGCCCCATCTGCTTATATTCGTGTAAATCAAGGTGCCTATCAAGGTATCCAAGGTACTCAAGGAACCCAAGGAACTCAAGGCACACAAGGTACACAGGGAACCCAAGGCGTTCAAGGAGTCCAAGGTGTCCAAGGAACACTAGGAGCACAAGGTGCTCTTGGCACAACTGGAGCCCAAGGAACAACTGGTGCTCAGGGAGTACAGGGTACACAAGGCACACAGGGAGTTCAAGGAACTCTCGGTGCTCAAGGTTCACAGGGAACAACAGGTTCACAAGGAACTCTTGGCTCACAAGGTGCTACTGGCGCACAGGGTGCAACAGGAGCACAAGGTACAACGGGTGCTCAAGGTACCCAGGGAACCCAGGGCGTCCAAGGTGTACAAGGTACAACAGGCGCTCAAGGAGCACAGGGAACTCAAGGCATACAAGGTGTCCAAGGAATCCAAGGAACACAGGGCGTACAAGGTACGCAAGGTGTTCAAGGACAACAAGGTGACAAGTATGCAACTACTTCCACTACGTCCTTCACACTAGCAAGTAGCGGAGCAAGCCAATCAATTACAGTGGCCTCTTCCACCCTTGCATACTCAATCGGCCAAGATATTATTGTTGCTTACGATGGTAACAACATCCAATACGGAAAAGTTGTTTCGTACTCAAGCACAACCCTTACCTTTACCAAGCTTACCGCTATCGGTTCTGGAACGTACGCAACATGGACAGTTAACCTTGATGGTGCGGTTGGTATCCAAGGAGCCCAAGGAACTCAGGGAACCACAGGAGCTCAGGGTACTCAAGGGGTACAGGGCACACAAGGAGTTCAAGGTACCCAAGGAGTTCAAGGAACTCAGGGAACACAAGGTGTTCAGAGTATCGCAACTCAAGGAACACAAGGTGTTCAGGGAACTTTAGGTGCTCAAGGTACCTCAGGTACACAAGGAGTTCAGGGTACACAAGGCCAAGTATCGGCAGACCCTACAGTAACAGTTCTACTCTTTGGTGGAATGTAACTAGTTTAGTAGTTCTGTACTGCCTCTGTGTATTTGGCTAACATTTGCTGCGCCCTGTAAAAACTTGATAGGTATGTACTTATCGGGCTTTACTGTATATGTAGAAAACTGCGCCTGATTCTCTTCTTGCTTCATCCTGAAGTTAAAGATATACCAATCTACAGGGGCAGTTATTCCTTGTGATTCAACATCTGCAATAGCTTTTTCTGCGCCCCTACGACTTACTGCGTATCCAGCACAGGACCACTGTTGATATGAGCGGCAGATATTCTCATCACCCATATCATGCAGTTGTGGGTTGTAAGCAAAGAATGAGTCATTAGGGACAAAAAATGAGAAGAAGTCCCATACAGGCATGAGCTCATCCAGGTACTTCTCAGCAATAAACTTAAAGTTTTTGCTCAATACAATGTCGTCTTCAAAGATAATAAGAGTGTCGTAATCGCTCTCTAGGAACCTTTTCCAAGCCTTATAGTTGCTAGCCCAGACCCCAACTACACCAGCACTAGGTGGGAAGGTCTCCCCTGGCTGACAGTAATCCTCAACAGTATTAACCTTAAACTCAGGGTGTAGATTAATAAAGTTCTCTACTTTATCTGCGGTATTAAGATACATAGTGGGAGAACCAAGGCGCGGTAAAAAGGACATACTGTTTAAAATGCCATCGTAAGATTTGTTACGAAGGGTGTTTCCAGTATCTACGTGAAAGACTTCAAAGCATGCGTTCTCTAGCATTTAACAAACCACATCTGATAGCCGTCTTCTAGGCACTTCATCTCGCCCTCACATACCTGCATAAAGGCATTGACACCCCTCATAGGCTCTAAGAAGGGCTTACCACCCTCTGCCCATAGGTAATCATCAAAGGCAATAACTCCACCAGGCTCTAGTACTTTAAAGGCGTTAAGGCCATCTAAGGCTGTTTGTAGGGCAGTGTGGCTGCCATCTATATAGATGAAGTTAAAGGTCTTTTTGTTTGTGTTGAAGAACTCATCGCTCGTCATCTTATGCTTAATAACTTTAGAGTTATTTGAGAAGCGAGAGTCGTAGTAGCCCTCTACAGAAGTAAAGTCAAGAGATTCATGCTGCTCTTCTTCACTACCTTCCCATGTATCCACGTCATCTATGGTTACGATATCCCTGTTAATTAAGAGCCACTCTGTAGCATCTCCTGTATAGGTGCCAATTTGGAGAGCACGTAAAGGGACTTGGGGGCATTTTCTATCAAAGTATGGAGAAACATTCTGAAACCAATTAGGAAACATTAGAACAACTTAAGGTTATTAAGGCACCCGTTAACATACTCAGGTGACATCTCATAGTTATCTAGCAGGTGGTCAAAGAGAGCCTTGCTCTCTTCTTTACGACCAAGCCACCAGCCACATACAGCTTTCTCAAAGAGCAAGCAATACATGCCGTTATATTCAACATAGGATGGGAGCGGATTGTTGTAGTCAGCTAGATGATTGGCTAATCCAAGCTCAGCAAAGGTAGCTGACCTCTGCCACTCTTTATTGCGCTCATGGATTCTAGAGAGATGGAAATACGCCTCTGGTCTTCCAGGGAGCAGAGAGACTGCTTGTAGAAGGGTTTGATAGACAGTGGAGCTTCTACTTCCTTGTTTAGAAAAACATAGGGCCATCTTTATCAAAGAGGTATAGGCAAGCAAAGTATGGGTCTGATAACCACGGTCAGCAGCTCTTAGGTAGAAGCCAGCTGCCGATGAGTATTGGCCTTGGTCATAATAAGCATTAGCAAGGGCAAAGTTCTTCTCAGGATTATAGGAGTCAAAGGCAACATCTACTGCCAAGTCTTTAACGGACATATGTCTTAGCCTCCTCAATAAGGTCGTTAACAACGTTCTGTGGTACCTCAAGGACAAAGGCCGAATTATCTTGGACACCAAAGCTAAGAAGCAGGCTATCGTTAATATGTGCCGCCCCTACGCAGAACTCAATAGGGGTATCCATAAATGAAAACTCTTTACTAAGTCCTACAAAGTTAAACTCTTTATCCCAGACAATTAAACGGTGTCTATAGGTGGAGTCTTTTTGGTTAAGATAATTTCTCCACAGATTTACCTCATGGGTAACACACATGTAGTAGTCGCCCCAAGAAACTACGTGAGAGCCTCCACGTTGGTCAATAGGCGGGGTAGGCACATTGTCATTAACCACAGTCTGCTTACACTCAGGCTCATTAGGATTAGCCCAGACCACCTCAGTAGGCATAGCCCACTTCACAAAGTGGTAAGGGTCATCAATAACAGGCATCCAATTCTTCTCGCAGTATGAAGTGGCCTCGTGTACTGGAGCTGGAACTCGTACTCGTTGGACCTCTTTTACCGTCCACTTATCTTTATCAATCTCAATCTTGGAGTACTCCATGCGACCTTGGCCGTTGGTGGTCGTATCTCTACGAACCCCAATCATGTAGTAGTCGCCATCCCACTGGACAACTCTGGCATCCTCTAACCCTACAAACTCCCAGATAGGGGTGTGAAGCTCCAGCATCTCAACCTTGGTGTAGTTGACTACGTTATAGTCCTTATCAAGGCGGCAGAGGAAGTTGTTGGTAACAAGGCGCTGGTCATTTTCTGGGTGAAGGTAGGTAAGTGGTCCCCAAGGACTAAAGAAGCGCTTCTCATTCTCAGAGATATAGAGGGTGTAGTTAACTTGGCGCAAATTAACCAAGATATCCCCATCGCTGTCTATATAGACCGAGGGGTTCATAAGGCCTAAACCATTGGTCAAGCTACTGGGGATAATAATTGGCGCTAGTTTTCCACCTTGAGAAACCGCCCTTTGTACCAGATTCATAGGTATACTTTACCATGTAGCAAAAAATATACGGGGCGGTTTTAACCCTACAGACGTGTCGTAATAGGCCATAATTTAGCTACCGTCTTTAAGGAGCCCCAAAATAGCCAC